TCATGATTTCTTATGTTTTAATTGATATTGTTTCCGTTGCTTGCAGGCTATTTCAAAAGCCGTTCTTATCTCGTTTGAATAATTTCGGATATCTTCTATTGATTGTAACTGAATCCATTTATATCCGGTTCTGTTCTCTGTAACAAAACATATCCGCTTGCTGTACAGCCTTAATGATACACGGCATACCCACCAATATTCATGTCCAGTCCAAATCAGAAGATAGCCTTTGAAACTGGTATATGATATTTCACTTTGTTCCCCAAGAACAGCTCTGATTATATTGTATGCATCTGTTTCCTTACATGTAATCACTGCATCTTGTTTGTCGCCTATAACAGCCATTCCATCGTTCGGTGCTTGTCGTGGTTTCTCTTCTTTCACCTGTATGGTGGTAGCCGGTCTGCCTGAAATCATCCCTCCTATCACGGACAAGATAGATTTCCTCACAATCGGTCTGTATTCTTCGATCAGCTTCGGTGTGGATTTCCCGTTATTAAGACTTCTGACAAAATACCTCGTAAACTCATCGCCCGGCGACTGGAAATTCTTTGCAAGAATCTCCTTTATCTGTATCATCATTTGCAGTTCCTTTGCCGTGCTGAGTATTTCCGACTCATTGTAGCATGACTTGTGGAACTTCTTCATTTCCTCTATATCTGCATCCGACAAGTCCAGCATATTCACCACCAAGAAAGGTTTCTCGTCCATGATGTTCGTCTTGTCAAGATCCGCATAAAACCGATACTCGATACCGTTTGTAAGCACCCCAAAGCGTGCGTTGGACGCAGCATAGTATTTTGAAAGCTGGGTGTTGTGCAAGTCAAGGTTCTGCTTACAGTGCTTGCATTCTATCAGAAGAATCGTCCTGCCATCCTTTTTGATGGCGTAATCTATCTTATCACCTTTCCTTGTCAGATCGCAATCCATTTCAGGCACTACCTCGAAAGGATTGAATACATCATATCCCAACGCCGTTATTATGGGCATGATGAAGGCGTTCTTGGTGGCTTCCTCTGTCTGGATGGCATCTTTCTGCTTCTTTATCCTTTCCGCAAGCTGAAGTATATTGTCTTTGAAATCCATACCTATCTTATAAGTTGTTTATAAATTCGGTCGCTTCATTCTGTTCAGCTCCAGTGTATTCCATATACTCCCTTACAGCCTGCTCGATGTACCCACGGGATTTTAAGACGTTCCACTTCTTTATTTTCCGCTGGTATTCTTCACTGCTTCGGTCTATAGTAGGACGTTCTTTCTTTGGCTGTTGTGCTGAAGTGCTCTCCTTTTTGATTTCGGTTGCTGCTACCACCTTTATATCACCTTTGCTCTCTTTGTTGTTGTGCTGCTTGGGTTCCTTCATTTCCGACGCTATTGTTTTCAGCAGTGCCAACATTTCACTGTTTTGCTTTTCGTACAGCGCCTTGATGCCTGCTACATTATTGGTCATATTCCACACCTTGAAGAACAAGATTATCTGCAAGATTCCGAACACCAAGCAAACGATTGCTAGAATTAATGTAAATGTTTCCATAGTGTATTATTAATTAAATTTCATTTAGTCATCCTTTCCATTAAAGACAGCAACCTGTCCACCTGCTCTTGCGCTTTCGCTGTAAGTCTTTGCTGTTCCATCAGACTTTCCAATGCCTTTTCCAAAGCGCTAGTGGTATTCACGTTATTGCCGTTTCCTGCTACAGAAGTTCCATGATGGTCGCTATTGGCAATATATGAAGATGTATCGTTAAGCATCTCCCCTTCTCCCGTAAGAAGCCAGTCAGTATTAAGTTCAGGGAATTTTCTCTGAATATCCAGCAAGCCACGTTTGCCTACAGAATTTTTAATCTTGTGCACATAACCATTGGATAGCCCACAAGCCCTTTCGAAATCTGATATTGAAATCTTCTTCGATGAGATGAAATCAAAAAGCCTACTCTGTACATTCATAAACAACAAGTTTAATTAATATTAAAATCCACTGATTAATCACTGAGTTTTCTTGTTTCTTAGATAATATATTTATCTTTGCATTACAAAATTAGTAAAACAATAAATAAATCAAAATAATATGGCAGAAAAAGAAGAGAAAAGCCCGATTACACCAACGCTGAGAGTGATGAAGATAGGTGAAGAATTTACTTATCCTATTCAGATGATGACTTCCGTCAGAACTGTATGTACCACATACGGACTGCAATGGGGAAAGACATTCAAAACCCGTATAGACAGAGAGGCTAAAACAATTACAGTAACTAGAGTGAAGTAGAGTACAAGGAATTTTAGTAACCCAAGGTAAATGATAATACACTGGATATGAAAACTGAAAACAGACCGATTGATTCAATATCCGATAAGGATATGATAGAACTTAGAAAGTGGTGTTTTGATCGTGTCCTTACGGAACGTAATGCCATTATGATGAATATGAGAGAAGAAGCACCCCTTGATGATTTTTTCACAGAGATGCTTCGGATTTCAGAAAGAATCAAAGACTGGGTTCTTACTGGCGATCTTACATCTTTGTAAGCATAAGAGCATCTTCAATTTGAGAAATAACCATGTCATAACTTTCTGAAACTTCATAGATGATGTGCCCGTCATTACCGTTGGGAATCGTCAAATGCAGCAGTGTATTTTTACCCGCACGTTCAATCGCTGCAATATTAAGAACATTGACACATACGGTTTTAAAGTCATTCGGGATGGCAACATCTACTTCAATAAAGTAATTGATTTTGGCTTTTAGTTTCATATTTCTTAATTTTTTAAGTTGACATTGCAAAGTTAAGAAAAGCCTCTGAAAAAGACATGAGTTGCCGAATCGAATTGGCTCAGAGGCGCGATTTTAAAGAGTTCTTTGACATTTTGGAAAACACAATAAAGAAAACTTTCAGCACGTCAATTTGTCTTTAACGTGATGAGTATGCTTGGTGTGAGGCACAAGTATCGCTGAAAGTATGACCTTCAGATACAGCCTGTGCGGACGTAGTGAATATTCCGTACAGGCACGAGTTTTAAAAATATCAGATTATAAGATTCATATTGAATAGTTCACTCACTGGTACAACACAATTAGTAACAGCATTCAATATCAATAGCACATCACGTTAAACAAAGTTTAACTAATTGATAATCAGTCGTTTATATTTGTATAATCCACTTTAATAAAGTATCTTTACAATATCAAAATAAACCCATAAACAGCAAGGATATGAAAAGATACGATTTAAGCAGAATAATGACAAGAGCGCATTACATTTTCGGCCACACGTTCAATACCACATTCAGCTACTGCCTGACAAAAGCATGGACGGAAGCCAAAGAGGAAGCAAGAATAAGCGAGGAGAATGCAAGGCGTGCCGCTGAATATAAGGCAAAGTACGGAAACCGCGATTACAGGAACTACCGATCCTATTACAGTTCACGCATGGGACGCAATGACTGGAGATGCGACTACCGCAATGATGCCAAAGCAACAGTCATCCGCTCGTTCAATGCAAGATGATGGTTGTATATGACAGATTCATTTGCCAGACTCTATATAATCCCATCCCCTCCCGTAAGATTCGGGATAACAACCGGTTTAAGCCATTGAGGGGATCATCAGTATGCTAGTCTTATTTTGTTTGTGTGTTAGTCACAATTCTTTATGTATCTAATTCTGAAAAGTTCCAGATGTTCCGGTCCGTGAGGATAGGAACACCACTCCACTCTGTCACAGGTGCGTACAATGGGCATGAATCATTATCTCTATATTCATTTGCCAGGTATGGAGGTTCGATACCTCACAGAGTGACCAAATATCAAATCTTAATTCATTATGGAAAATAAATATCAGATAACAGGCTACCAGCTTGTTTATGCCAATGGAGGAAGGGATACAGTAAAATTGCAGACCCCTGTCATTATAAGCGACATAGAGGGATACAGACGTAAGATACGCTCTGTTCACAACTGTATCAGTGTCAACCTCAGTTATATCGAACTGCCGTGAGATTTTACCGCAATGTACCAACTATAAATCCTGAATATCATGTTAAACGAGGAAGTATTGAAAATCGTCCTGAATGACAAGACATTCGGACAGAGAGAAGCCGCCACTATCGTGGGCGGACGAGGAAGGTTGTTCAGACTGGTAGGTTCTGGTGCCATACGTGCCGAAAAGAAACCTGCCGACAGGCAGAACGGAAGATGGTACTGCAACGCCTTTGATGTACTGAAACACGCCGCGCTCAAATAGATTATTTGGATTTCAAATAGTTATATAAAGTTAAGATACTGATTTTTAAAGTTTTACAATTTTGCACCCAAAGTAAAAATAGTTAACTTTATATCACTATAAGGAACTAATAAACAATAAGTTATGAAAGTATTATATCTCATTTGGTTTGCTCTGGCAGCTATCGTACATGGTACAATAGACAATCTTGACACCGCATTTTGGGTATCAATATCCGCATTCGTGGTATTATCTCTCATACTTGCCGTGAGAATTGACAGAAAAAATAATCTTAAAAACATATATAATGATGAGAACAGACAATGAGTTGCAGCAGATGAGCCATGATGAGCTTATTGAACAGGTGAAAGGATTGCAGTTCCAACTTGCCGGTATGGAGCTGGCTGAGAAAGAGAACGCAAGGATGAGGGAGATTCTCTCCGCTATCGGCATTATTTATGAATCCTATAAGACGGAGCGTCATGGATGAGGAACTTGTACGGCTGGAAGCCGAACTTGAGAAAGTGAAAGGGTGCGGGTTGAAATATCTGCCTGAATACGGTTTCTCTTCAAAAGAGGAAATCATGCAGCTTATACAGGAGGATATAAACGAATTACGCTCGGAGATGGAATGCATTCAAAAGGATTATGCTACTGACGAACTTGAAGAAGAGCGCACGAGGTTGTGCATCCTTCAGGGAATACCAAGATATTGTTGAACTTTAAAATATTCAAGAGTGATGGAAGAAAACAATCAAGTTACAGAATTACAGATTATTCAGGCCAAACAAGCGGCCGAGTTTGCAATGACACCGGTAGGACAAACCGTGAAACAGTTTGAGGTCATGCAGCGCATGGCCAACATGTACACAACAAGCACAATCGTTCCGGATACGTACAAGGGAAATGTGGGAAACTGCGTGATTGCGCTGGATATGGCCATGCGTATGGGGTGTAATCCGCTTATGTGTATGCAGAATCTTTATATCGTGCATGGCAACCCTGCTTTCAGCAGCAAGTTCCTGATTGCCACTATTAACGCAAGTGGCCGTTTCTCCCCACTCCGTTATGAGTTTAAGGGAGAAGAAGGTACGCCGGAGTACGGATGCCGCTGCATTGCTTATGAATCGTCCGACAAAGACCACAAGGAACCGCTTCATGGTGACTGGATCACCATGGGAATGGCTGAAAAGGAAGGCTGGACCAAGAAGAACGGTTCCAAATGGCAATCAATGCCAAGCCAGATGCTCCGTTATCGTGCAGCCGCTTTCTGGCAGCGTGTTTATTGCCCGGAAATCTCAATGGGGCTTATCACCAAAGAGGAGGCAGATGACATTCAGGATGCCGAATATGAGGAAATTATTGATAAATCAGCAAAAAGCAACAAACTTGCCGAAATCGCTGCAAAAGCCGCAGGAGTCAAGGATCACCCCCGCCCGGAACAACCGACAGATCAAACTCAAGACTACGCGAATAATAAACCTACTCGAAAATCATTGTTATAATGGAAATACAACATTCTATAGAATGGTTCCGTAAGCGGCTCGGTAACTTCACCGGGTCGCAAATCGGACTCCTAATGAAGAAAGGGAGAAGTGATTATTTTTCCGATACTGCCAAAACTTATATTTATCAAGTTGCATCAGAGAGGGATATGAATCCTGAAATTATCAATGATGATGTCGAGTTTGAGAAATATCTGCATCAGGTCTGTGTCAACACCAAGGCGATGCAATGGGGTACTGATCAGGAAGAAAATGCCAGAGAGCTGTATGAACGTCTGACAGGAAGACATATAGTTGAGACAGGATCATGCAAACACCCTGCCATAGAACATTTCGCAAGCAGTCCTGACGGTTATTATTACGATGAAGAAACCGGTGAAAAAGGCTGTCTGGAAATCAAATGCCCGATTCAAAGCACTTTCATGAAGTATAAAAGTGAAATACACAACAATGCGTCGCTGCTTGATGTCAAGTTCGAGTATTTCTACCAGTGCATGGCCCATATGATGTGCACAGGTGCGCAATGGACTGATTTTGTTATTTACAACCCTTTCCAGAGCAATCCTATTCATATAGTAAGGATATTGCCGGATGAAGCGGTGTTTGCCGAAATGGAGAAGCGCATTCGTGTGGCTGATGATATTGTCAAAGAACTGATTGAAGCGGAATGACGGGACAACTATTGATAAAAGAAACCCAGTTGCAACGTATCATACGTAAAACTGGAAGAAAACCATGCGAATGCAAATGCTCGTTATGCAGGATGCAATGTCACACACCATGTCTGGGTACTCCTCAGGATATAGAGAGGCTCATAGATGCCGGATATGCCGACAGGCTGGCTCCCACTTTGTGGGGAGCCGGGATAATCATGGGCGTGATTGATATTCCCATCCCCATGATTCAAGCTGTTGCGGGTGACGAATACTGCATATTTTACCATAACGGACTATGTGAACTTCATGACAAGGGATTGAAGCCTACCGAAGGACGTTTGTCACATCATTCCACACGCCTTGATAATTTCAAGGCCTCTAAAAGTATATCTTGGAATGTCGCTAAAGAATGGCTTTCCGAAGAAAATGCAGAAGTTATTGAACGTGTAGCTGATAAATTTAGTAGAAACTTAAAAACAATAGAACAATGAATACACAGATAGCAATCCAGGAAAGCGATCTTGAACTGATCGTCAGTGAAAAGACGTTAGGTAGTCTTACTACCAACGCAAAGCAAATCAGAGATATGGTAAAAGCCGCTTTGCCAATGTATGATATCTCCAATTATAACGATGAGAATATCGATCAGGCAAAGAAAGACAAGGCAGCTTTAAACAAGGCGGCGAAAGCCCTCAATGCCAAACGTCTTGAAATTGAGAAAGAATTCATGAAACCTTTCGGGGAGTTCAAGGAGGTTGTAACCGAAACCGTGAAACTTATCGGCGAGTGCTCTGCCAAGATTGACACGGTAGTCAAGCAAAACGAACAGCAATACAAGGATAGGAAGAAAGCCACTATCAAGACTTACTTTGATGGATTGAATGTTAACCTTGTAGACTTCAATAAGGTTTTCAAGTCTGAGTGGCTCAACAAATCCGCAAGCATGAAGTCTGTATGCAACGAAATTGATTCCATATTCTCCAAAGTCGAAAACGAACTTTCCACGCTGAAGGGGTTTGGTGAGGATTTCGATGTCCTTCGTACTTATTATATGGATACGCTCAATATCGCATCCACCATCCAGTATGCCAACCGTCTGAAGGAGCAGCGTGAGCGTGCCAAAGCAGCAGAAGAAGCGCGCATCAAGGCAGAGCAGGAAAAAAAGGCTGCTGAAGAAGCCTGTAAGTCCACTGAGCTACAACAACAGCAATCCCCACGTCCTACGAATCCGTTTGACAGGTTGAGTCAAGGATCGGGCATCCCATCCTCACCGGTCGGACAACCCAAAGAAACTTTCTCTCCTGCCCAACCCGAATTACTGACACGAGCTTTCAAGGTTACCACTACCCGTGAGAATATCATTGCTTTGGGTGATTTTATGAATGAACGAGGCATTGACTTTGACAAGATTGAAATCCCATGAAGAGAGATGAACCTGTGCAGGACAGACATGGAGAACATTATCCGCCTCCTTGACAAAAGTGCGGAACTGATAGACAAGTATTGCCGGAAACCCTGTGAGCAGGACAAGGCACGTCAATGCAGGAAAATGAGTAAGAAACTTAAAAACAGGATTAGCAATGAACACAATAACAGTTAGAACAGAAGTGGATGTTGATCTTGATGATTACGCAGATAAATTTCTTGAAACATTAAGCGATGATGAATTATTGAAAGAATTACAATCAAGAAAAGTATCTGTATCAGAAGAAGCCCAAATACCATTTCTCGGAAATATGAATAAGGAAAATGCCAAAAGATTCCTATGTACTCTTGTAGGACAAGGCTTTTGTGTGTCAAATGAACAACTTATCAATGCCATTAAAGAATACATTTAAAAAACAAAACAGACAATGAAAATTACAATCAACAAACCGACAGAATTTGAAGCGGTCTACTTAGAAGTGGATGCAGGTGTACGCTATTGGGAAGATGCAGAAGTAAACGGAGTGAGAGACATTGATTTGTGCGAGAGTAAAGGCATAGGTAAACCTCTTATACCTTGTGCTGTACAAATAAAAGAAGAGGCTGATTACAATATATATTCAGACCATTATCGTTGGCGACCTATTATAGCAATTGAGACAGGACAAATAGTCAACTGGACGCAAGGAACAACTGCCAATGTTCACTATAAAGTGTGCGATGATTTTATATGTGATATTACTGATGAAGACCACATCGCCATTGCTTCTTATGACGGCTATGTACCTAAGATTATGTGTCCGGCAGATGAAGGATATGGCGACTACATCATTATGAATATTGACGAAAATGGATTTATTCAAGGATGGGAAAAAGAATTGATTAATAGAATTATAAAAGAGCAGGAGGATTAAATCATGCAAGACTATATTTCAGACTGGTTCATCCCGATGGACTTTGGGTATGACATTCCGGATGAAGAATCGGACGGTGAGGACAACTTTAATTTTGACTGAGAGTGGTATGAAAAAGTATATTTATTTAATCCTGTTTCTGATAATAGGAATTGTTGTCGGGAATAGGATATTCAATCACTTACACGCATGGCTGGGCGTAACAATAATATCAGCCACAATAATTTTCTTTATTTACAAACTGATTAAAACATTGAAAGATGAAAAGACTGATTAAGTTAACGATGGTATGTATGACCTTGGTAATGTTTGTCTCCTGTGAGAGAGTAGCCCCTAATTATGCAGGTGTCCTTATGGAGAATTACGGCAAGCAGGGAAAGGAGGATTTCAAGATTGTTTCCGGCAAAGTGTCCACATGGGAATTGGGCACAGAACTTTTTCAGGTTCCGCTATTCGATCAACGTGGAGAATTCGCTGAAGCTGTCACACTGAAAGCTGCCGACAACACGGAGTTCAAGGCGTGTCCTACATACAGCTATAAAGTTATCAAGAACCGCGCCATTGATGTTGTCTTTGACAACAAGCATATTGGCCGTGGAAGTGACTTTATGTCTTCGTTGGAAGATAACATCTTGGAACCACGTATATATGATTTGATAAAGGAAGAAAGTCGGAAGCATAAGACCGATAGCCTGATGGCTGACGGAGGCTCGTTGGTATTTGAGAAACGGTTGGAACAGATAGTTGACATGGAGTTTGAAAAAAGAGGTCTGCAACTGCTCACATTCTCCGCACAACTGGAGTTCTCCGAAAAGGTCCGTGAGAAGATTGACAGCCGGAATGAAGTGAACACCAATATATCCGTACTGGACCAACAGATTGAGGAGCAGAAGAAACGCAACGAGCTGGAACAGTTGAAAACCGAACAGGCTCTTATCCAGTCAAAAGGTCTTACCAAAGAAATTCTTTACAAACAGTTCATTGACAAATGGGATGGGAAAAGTAGCATATATAGAACTTTCCCGGAAATTATAAAACTTGAAAAATGATTGAAGAATGGAAACCGGTAAAAGGGTTAGAAAACAGGTATATGGTTTCTAATTTAGGTAGGATAAAATCTGTTATTTGATCAGAGTACAGAAATAACTTTGTTAACCTTGCCTTCCCGGTCTGTGAAGATAGGGAGGCAAACGGGAGGTTGGCGGAAATGGCAGACGCTAATCAAGATGTAAGGTGCAAAATTCTAGGATAACCGTTAATATCCAAGCCGGCAACCTACGAGACATCTTAGAGGAGCTGACTTGAAATCAGTGAACTGCAAAAACACCACTCATGCAGGTTCGAATCCTGCACCTCCCACTATAAATGAATAAACGTTGAATATCAAACTTTAAAAGAATTAATTATGATGCATACTTGGTTTGAATGCAAAATCCGTTACGAAAAGGTAATGGAAAACGGCATGAACAAAAAAGTAACTGAACCCTATCTGGTTGACGCGTTGAGCTTTACTGAAGCAGAAGCCCGTATCATTGAAGAAATCACTCCGTATATCAGCGGTGAGTTCACTGTTTCAGACATCAAACGCGCCAACTACAGCGAACTGTTCCCCTCTGAAGAAGATGCAGCCGACCGCTGGTTTAAGTGCAAGCTGTTCTTCATCACGCTGGACGAAAAAAGCGGAGCGGAGAAAAAGACCTCCACTACCGTATTGGTACAGGCTTCCGATCTTCGCGATGCTGTAAAGAAACTGGACGAAGGAATGAAAGGTACAATGGCAGACTATCAGATCGCATCCGTAGCCGAAACCGCCATCATGGATGTATATCCGTATGAAGCTAAGGAAGTTCCGATATCCAACACTCAGATATCGGAAGGTGCTGATTCTCCTGTAGTACGCAATTTTATCCAGTCCCTACCGGATGGTTGCAGGACAACCATAACAGTAGCAGGAAAGCAGGTTGTTGTCGACAAGACCGGCAAGGACACAGTAGTAACCCCACATAAGGAAAAAGACGATGACATACGAGGAGATGATTAAAAAAGCGCAGTCGTACAAAATGCGCGGGAAGCCGAAGAATGACGAGCACCGCATACAGTCCGCTTGTGTCCGCTGGTTCCGTTTAAAATATCCGAAACTTAAAAACGTGCTTTTTGCTGTTCCCAATGGTGGCAGACGTGATGCCATCACCGGAGCGAGACTGAAGGAGGAAGGTGCGACCAGCGGAGTGTCAGATTTGATACTGCTGAAGAGCAACCGCTTCTATGGAGGACTTTGCATTGAGATGAAAAAGCCGGGAGGCCGCCAGTCTCCTGCACAAAAGGAATGGCAGAAGGATGCGGAAGCCAACGGAGCGAAATACGTTGTCTGTAAATCATTGGATGAGTTTATGAAAGTGACAATTGATTATTTGAATGACGTATGACAAACAGAAAAACTATAAACCATAAATTGAATTGCAAGTATGGAGATAAACTGTAAATATTGTCCTAAAAACGATGGGACCGGCAACTGCCTCATTAACGGATGCCCCCTGCCTCCTGTCATAAAGGAGATAGAAGAAATGCAGTCCTTTTTGGAGATAACCGCAAGTGACAATCCAAAGGAGCTTATAGACCGCCTCACTGATATAAACGTCTATCTCGCACGCTCTGGCAAGCTGCTTGCTGACGCCAAGGCATATCAGGATCAGGTGACAGCGAATGTATATGCCAGCCACATGGAATTCATCTCACGTGTTCCCGCGACTGTCGCCATGAAATTTGTCGCCGCGCAAAGTGTGACCGCCAATCAGATTGTGACATGGCTGGACCGTATAAACCGTACCCTCGTCCATGCCGGAGACAATATCAGGACCCAGATATCCTTTGCCAAACAGGATATGGCACTGCAAAGGAAAGGCTACTGATAAATAACGTTTAAATTATTGATATTCAGAAATATATTTATTGTAATCCCATAACAAAAAGTTAACTTTACAATATATATAACAAACTGATTATCAAACAATAGACATGATGAAAAAGGATACAAAAAGGAAATCATTTGTCTTCTATATAGAATGGCAGGAAGTGCTGATGGAATATCCTGAGGAGGTCAGACTTGAAGTGTACGATGCAATTATCAAGTACGCCGCATCGGGGACACTGTCGGAGCAGAAACCGTTGGCTAAAATGGCATTCTCTTTTATAAAGAAACAGATAGATGAGAATTTGCTACATGAACCTCCAAGCGGAGAAAACCACTGGAACTGGAAAGGTGGAATTACTGATGATAACCACAGATGCAGGAATTCAAGCGGCCATAGAAATTGGCGAAATTCAGTCTTGGAAAGAGACAACTTTACATGTTGCCGTTGTAAAAAACGTAACATGGAGTTAAATGCACACCATATCAAACCATTTTCTTTATATCCCGAATTGAGATTCGATATAGATAATGGCATTACATTGTGTCGAGAATGTCATGTAAGACTACATAAAGAACAAATGAAATGGGAAAAGAAAGTTTTTTGATATATAAATCGTTTTACAAGCCTATATCGAAGTTATCGGACAAGCAACTTGGAAGATTATTCCGAGCTATATTCAAGTATCAACTTGGCGAGATTATTACGGTAGAGGAGGACATTGAAATAGCATTTGAGTTCTTCAAGAATCAATTTGAAATAGATGAAAACAAATACCATGGCATTGTCGAGAGAAACCGTAGTAATGGAAGCAAAGGGGGTGCTCCGAAGAGAGCGAAGAATGATAATTCGGATGATATTGGAACAACCCAAATAAACCCAAATAACCCAGTGGGTTTTTCAGAACCCAAAAAAGCCGATAATGATAATGATAATGTAAATGATAATAATAACTCTCTCTCTAGCGCGCATACGCGTGAAAACCTGGGCGATATTTCATCAGAAACATTCGATATGGATTTAGACAAATGCTTCGCGGACCTAAAGTCTGAGGAAGGATGGCTGAGGGATGCTTGGGAACGGGCATACAGGAACGGATTCAGGAACTTCACTTTGGATGAATGCAAAGACAAATACGTTGACCTGTACTATTGGAAGCTAAAGGGGGAAGGCGTTACACACAAGTCTGTTTCAGATGCAAAACGCCATTTCTCAAACTGGTTGATAACGGAACTTAAAAAACAGAAAGATGACAGAGCAAGAACAAAAACTTTCAGCAGAGCTACAACAGATCCGACAGGAAAAGTCATTTGCGGCGAAACTGAAACAGGAACAGATATACAATCTGGTGGAGCGTCACAAAAAGACTATTCTGCAAGATTTTGAATATGACCTGACGAATCCAGCCGAATATTACGCCCATCGTGATCTTGTCAGGCAGCTGGGCAATGATTATACTGGACGTGAATTCAGGGAGTTCGAGGTTGACGAGAACAACTCGAAGGTATTGTCTTTCCTGCTGTATTACTTCAACGGATGCAGACTGGCCGAGAAAGTGTTTCCCGATGAGGATTACAAGATTCACAAGAACCTGCTGATTGTCGGGGCACCCGGCACTGGAAAAACAATGATCATGCAGATTTTCGCCGATTATCTGCGTCTGACACGGAATCCCAGCCAGTTTGAAAACCTCTCCGTCACCCAGATGATGAACTACTACAAGATGAACGGACACATAGACCTGTATTCCTACAACGAGGGGCAGTCAAAAGGATTCAATCCCGCCCCGTTCAATATCTGTCTGAACGACATAGGTTTGGAAACCGAGAATCAGAAGAGCTACGGTACCAGTCTTGACAGCGTGATAGACGAGTTTCTCTATGCGCGTTATGAGATTTACCAGCAGTTCGGGAAGAAATACCATATCACCAGCAATCTGAACATCGGTGATTTCAGGAAACGGTTTGAAGGACGTCTGATTGACAGGTTCAAGAGTTTTAATGTCATTCCCTTGCTCGGAAACAGCCGCAGGAGATGACAGTTATATTAAGTTAAGCAGATGCGTTTTTAAGATTATATTATTTGAGAAACAAATAAATAAAAGTTATCTTTACATACATAAAAGAATTAATAAAAACCAAGAGCAATGAACATTACGAAAGTTTTGGCGGAAGAAGTTGCCAATAAAATGGTAGAGCCGTTAGAAAAGAAAATCAACCTGTTGCATGATGAACAGGTCAGGATTACGGAAGAGGTGATCCGAAAATCCATTCCACAGGAAATCACCGACTGTTTTCAAAAGTTCCGGTCTTATTTCTCTGTTGCATATAGCATCACACTGTTTAACGGTTCCTATGAAAAACGTGTTGCCGGACTGAAAGGATTTCCCAGCGCAAACGCTTACTATCCTCACATTGAGGCGGACAGGGAAGTTATTGAAAAGATAGACAAACTGGAAATCGAGATCAGTGCGGTAAAGGATGAGAAGACCAAGGTATATGAATCAGTCGTTGCGTCACTTCTGACATTACGGACATTCAAAAGAATCAAAGAGAATTTCCCTGAGGCATACAGACATATTGCCTGCTATGAAGATAAGGGAAAAACATCCGTATCCCTGCCGATAGACAATATCATGGACACTTTGAAAAAATACACCGTATGACATCTTGGGGAAGTTCACATTTTACAACTTCTCCCCTATTCTGCGGATAATCTGACTTTATTTTTATTTGAAAGTCAAACAAAATTTATTATTATGCAAGAAACAACTCAATTGAACACACTGACCAACATCGTATTTGTCCTCACGGACGTTTTAGAAACCAACTTTCTAGAAATGCAGCAGCAATACAAGAAGGAAGGCTTTGAATTGCGGCACGATTCAAAAAGAAACTTCAACACAGCCATAGCCGCGATAAAGAGATTGAAAAGTGATGTGAATCATTGCAGCGAATCCACTCAGGAAAACTTCGGCAATGATTCTGACATGGTGAACGCCATGTTGCTCACACTGATTGACAGATGCGGTGATGATGACAACCTCGCTTATAAGATGTACGAATACATTAAATCTTTCCCGTCCAAACTGAATCTGGACTTGGATTTGGATAATGCGTTCAGCCACCTGTTTAGAAAATCATGAAAACTGCTGATGACTGTAAAACGGTGAGTTAGTGGAAGTTGATTAACAGTTGACTGATAATACAATTAGAATTTAATTAGCAATAATTACCATTTACCTGACATCAGGAAAATGGTTCAAAACAAATTAGAAAGGAGCTAATATGGGATTAAGTATTTATGCCTTAAAATTGGGCGATAAAATATCAAGAGAGGAATATGATAATACCGGGAATGGGTGGTATGTTTATCAAGCGCACGGAATGGAACCGATAAATCATATACCTACGGTTGAGGAAGGCTGCTATAAAGCTGATGTTTTATATTCCGACTGTGATATTTTTTATTCAGAATATTCTATTTTCAGAGATATAATATCACATGTGGTTTTGAAACATGATGTAAAGTACGTTTGGAATAACGTAAACAACTTCATAGGTAAGCCATTCATTGAATTTTTGCAAACATCTGATTGTGAAGGTGCGATAGATTATACGGTAGCAGAAAAGATACTGCATGATTTTGAGAAATACGAGTCTGTTATAAAGCCAGAATTAAATGAATATCTGTTTCGTTTTTTCGATCATTATGTTTGTGTCCTGAAAAAGACTGTAGAGAATAAAGGAATAGTGTATTACTCATAACAAGATAGAAATGAGCAAAAAAATAATACTTGACGCTTGCTGTGGAAGCCGGATGTTTTGGTTTGATAAGAAGAATCCAAACGTTCTCTTCCAAGATATTCGTGATGTCGAATATGTTTTATGCGATGGTCGTAAGCTGGAAGTCCATCCTGATGTGGTTGCCGACTTTACAGCAATGCCGTATTCGGACAGTTCTTTTAAACTTGTAGTCTTTGATCCTCCACACCTTGATAATGCGAACGAGGGTGCATATATGGCTCAAAAGTATGGAACGCTTCGACGGTTTAAGTGGCAGGAAGATATAAAGAAAGGATTCAGCGAATGTATGCGAGTGCTTGAACCGAACGGAGTGCTGATTTTCAAATGGAACGAAACTCGTATTCCTGTAAGACGAATATTGGAGATAATCAATGAGCGGCCGCTATTCGGGCATAAGTCCGGAAAAGCATCTAAAACTCATTGGATGTGCTTTATGAAATTGCCAATTAATTCATAACTAATTTAGATATGAAAGAATCAGATGATAAATACAGCAACCGCATTGCAGATGCTGAACAACTCACGAAAGAGGTACAAGCTATTTATTCAGAAATTAAAGTTTTTGAAGATGCTTATAAAAAACAGATTGCTCCGCTTAAACAAAAAATTGCTCAATTGGAGGAATCTTTTCTGGATAAATGGTTGGTTGATTCAACAGGAAGACCTGTTAGTAAAGGAATGGTGATTGAGAAGAATGGAAAGCGATTTAAGGTTCTTAACCGATATCAACAATGTATATTTCAATATTTAGGTAATGCAAGAGTTTCAGTTTTACCTGAAGGTAAAAAGCGAACTCTTGATATTTTTCCCTCTGAATTAGTTGAATTTACTATTGTAGAATTAGCGTAAAACAAGATAGATATGAATATAGACACAGAGTTTAATGTAGGTGATAGTGTATGTTACCTAAGTGGTGACAATATCTGTCATTCCACTATAAGCAAAATTACTATTGAAATATCCTATACAGATAGAAGTTTTTTAATGGTTTACAAATTGTCTGACGGCTTAAGTGTGCCTAGAAACAACTATCCACAATGGGGGAAAAGGCTTTTTAGAGACAAAAAGAGTTTAATAAAATATTTATCAGAATTATAACTGATTAGAAAGGAATCAAATGATAATAGCATGGTTTTCTTGCGGTGTAACATCCGCAGTAGCTTGTAAGATAGCATTGAACTTGTATAACGATGTACAACTCTATTATATCGAAACAGGTTCCGGGCATCCAGATAATGTCCGATTTATCTCAGATTGCGAGAGATGGTACGGGCGGCCAATTCATACCATTCGCAGCGATAAGTATCTTAACGTAGAGGATGTGTTGGCTAAGAAAAGATTTATTAATGGTCCTACTGGTGCAGCTTGCACATTCGAATTAAAGAAACAAGTCCGTTACAAGCTGGAAAAAGAGTTGGGAAATTGGGACGGTCAAGTCTGGGGATTCGACTTTGACCCGAAAGAAATAAACCGTGCTGTCCGCTTTAAACAGCAATATCCTGATACAAAGCCGTTGTTCCCACTTATCGAGCGACAGATAACCAAGCAAGATGCAATGGGAATGCTTTGGAAAGCTGGCATTGAAATCCCTGCCATGTACAAGATGGGTTACAATAACAATAATTGTATCGGTTGTGTCAAAGGTGGAATGGGATACTGGAATAAAATCCGGAAGGACTTTCCGGAAGTATTTGCTCGAATGGCGCAGATTGAGCGTGATGTTGGAGCTACCTGCCTAAAGGATAAAGACGGTCGTATCTTCCTTGATGAACTACCAACGTGGCGGGGCGACCCAGTAGAAGAGATTATACCGGATTGCTCGCTTATCTGCCAGATAGAGTTTCAAGAGATAATCGACAGACAGGTAGAACGAGTATTGAAAGGAGAAATTAGTATTAATGATGTAGTCTGAAAAGCTCAAAACTAAACCGAAAGGAACTAATATGGGAAAAAATATCAAAGGTCTTGCTGGTTCAACCATCTTCAATCAAAAGATGGTTGAACAAATGAATGGCATAAACAAAAACAATAAAGGGAAAGCATCCCCAATTTATATACCAACTAAAAAACGGAAGTAATGGAAGCTAAATTTAGGATTGGAGAAAAAGTAAAAATAGCCAATCATCCAGATAAATCTAAGATTGGCAAAGAGGTTGAGATAATTAACCTCCATCATTCTAATTTTAATCCACAAAAGGGATATGTGGATGAATGGTTATACAATGTATGGGATGGTGCGAAATCTTTAGGATGGGCACCTGAGTGCGACTTGGTAATTAATAAACCTTCATAACAGGAAAGAAAGGAGTGAAAAATGAAATATCCTAAAGTAAAGAAAAAGAAAAAATTTAAAAGAGATTGTCATAACTGCACTTTCTTTGCTGCATGCGCAGATAGATATCACAGGAATGCTGTGGATTGCAAAAGGTTTAGATTTTGTTCTATGTGTAAAAGTACATAACAAGAAAGGAATGAGTAAAACAACAATTTATTATCTATTCCTAGTAGTAATGTATATGCTGCTAGGATAGGTGGAAAGGAGAGATATGAAACAGACAGTAGAAGAAGCGGCAAGGGGATATTCCAATGATTGCAGAAACAGGCAGTGTCATTGTGAACCATACTGCATTGTTGACTTTATTTCTGGTGCAGAGTGGCAGTCAAAGCAATCCCCCTGGATAAGTGTTAAGGAGCGGTTGCCGGAAGAAAATGAGAATATCATTATTATGTGTGAGCATGGCGCAATATTTAATGGTACATACTGTAATGGAGTATGGTTCTGTATGGATGGTTATATTCATGATATATACAAAAGTAATCCGATTTATTCTTCAATGAGTAGCATACCTTCGTTATGGGAACCAGTAGCATGGATGCCCATCCCGTCTTTCGATGATATACTCGAATCCAACAGGGATGTACTGGAACGGATTAAAGAGAAAGGAGATTGAATATGAATAATAGGGAACTATCTGATCAAATAATTGATACCATAAGGGCCATACGAAAAATCCCTAGAGAACAAATCAAGAATCCTCTCGAGATACAAGTTATCGTAGTTAAGCCTAAAGAGAAAGGAGATTAATTATGGAAGTAAATAACGGAATAATAATAGATGGAGTGCTGCATGAAATGAGTGAATCGTTCAATATAAATTTTGATTGCAGTAAATGTTCGTTGAATAAAGAATGCAATGAGTGTGAGATGAAGAATGAAACATATCTGTGCAATGTGATGGGTTGTTTCTGTTTTGTCAATCGTGGTAAAGTAATAGAGATTAAAACAGAGGAGGAAAAGAAATGAAACAGGTATTGTCATTCGAGCAAATGAAACATTTGAAGGATCTTGGAGTAAATACAAGTAATGCAAGTATGGTATTAATTGCCACCGATGATGATGGTTGCACGTTGTTATGGGAAGATGCTGAAAAAGCAATTAAACACCATTTGTACGATGTCTATTTCAATCTATATTATGTTGAAAGCAGTAGTTATGATCATTCCTATAAAAAAGAGTGTGGAGTTTTTACCTTGCAGGATATTTTCGATAAGCTGCCTTGTTTTATTGGCAAAGAAGTGCTGACCATCCAGAAACTTGCAGATAGCTATACGTGCTTGTATATGGAACTTTATACTAGGTCTATAATAAAGATTACAGAGAGTAAAGAACTCATCGATGCAGCCTACAATATGTTGTGCTGGTGTATTGAAAACGGATATGTTAAAGTTGAAAAGGAGAAGTAACTATGGGATTTACAACACCGTGCTTTATACGCAAGAATACCGAAACACTTAGAAATAATCTAGAAGAAGTTGGATATCTTAACAACTATCCTAAATGGACAGATGATTGTAGTATAATATGGGCTTATCAATATCCAATGAAAGGATTTGATACGTCCTAATTATGTGATTGCGGATTCTTTTGACATCCCTTTTGACAAACATAGTGCTTTATGTGGGAAATTTGTTGATTGCGGAACGAATGAGGAACTTTTCCTGGCTATAGCTGCATTAAGGGATGATACAGACAACAATCAATTATTCACTAATGGTAAGGGCGATTGGGGTATATACCGGGATGGCTCTGATGGAGGTTTATCTGGAATGGATTTCTATGGAGTGCCTAATGATTTTAACTTATCATATTATCACAAGGCTACCGTAGACGAACTGATTGAACATTTTAAAACAAAGGAGGAATAATGAAAGCAAGAATAAAAAGAAAAATTCAAAAAAGACCATTCCTATACAATGTAGGACAAGTTTTTAAAGCTTGTGATTGGCTTACTGAAATTCAGCGTGGAAATATAGTTTGGCATCGGTATCATTCATTCGGTACTATTACTAAGCGTTATGTTAAAATAAATGATTAAACAATGAAAGCAAGAGTAAAATCAACAGGAGTTTTGGTAGATGTAACTCCCCAATTAAACATCAACTCTCAACATAGCAAAGATTATTTATATGTGTGTGGTAATATGGTTTTCAAGGAATGCGAACTTGATTTTTCAGCTATAGACTGGGAACAGAGGCGATATGAACTAGCGAAAGCTGCCATGCAAGGGATTTTAAGTAATTCACATGAACAGGTAATGAGTGCTAGTTCAAATATGACAGCAGAATGGAGTCTTGGTTTCGCTGATGCGCTAATAAAGAAATTGAAAGGAGAATAAAATTATGACCGAAGAACTTGTAGCATTAGAAACAGCAAAGTTGCTGAAAGAGAAAGGGTTTAATGAACCATGTATGATTGCTATGAATATTGAAGATGGTAGACAATATGGTACTAATAGAACAAATAGCGAGTTACCAATAAAAGTATGTTCCCATCCTACTCAATCCATTGCCCAAAAGTGGTTACGTGAAACCAAAAACATTCATATATGTGTATATAACTGTGCTTGTGGCTATGGATACGAAATATCTAAAGCTGACAATGGAACTCATATAGCTAGTTCTGCTTATAAAGGAACAAATGACGGAGAAAAATGGGATACCTACGAGGAAGCACTTGAAGCAGGATTACAGGAAGCATTAAAACTTATATGATTATGGAAATAGCAGAATCAATATTTAAATTCATCCTTGCCTCATTAAACGTTTGTGCTCTGGCATTTACTTTAATTTTGGTAAGCAAGTGGCATATACGCATGGAGAATAAGCTGGATGAGATAGAAAGATATGTCCGTCGTGTGTCAGATCGTAACGATATTGTTTTCCTTAACCAGCTCTCGGAGATGCAAAGACAGTTGATAAAAGAGGAACGGTATGAGGAAGCTAGCAAGATTGGGGAAATAATTAAGGATGAAGAAACTAAATTAGGAATAAGGAAATGAATAATATTAATTTGAACGAACTACGGAATCGTGCTTATAAGACCGCCTGTGAGCACGGTTTCCATGATAAAGAATTGAGTAACGAACATGAAATATGGAAAGATGTTTCAGGATTTGAAGGATATTATAAAGTTTCAAACTTAGGTAGAGTAAAATCTTTGGATAGAACTATTTTGTCTAAGAATGGGGAAAATATGACTTTTTGTGGGAAAATATTAAAATACAGAACTGGGAAAAGAGGATACCCATACGTAACTTTAAGATCTCCTAATTTAAAGAAAACAGTAAAAATTCATAGACTAGTTGCAAAAGCGTTTATCCCAAATCCAAAAGGCAAACCACAAGTAAATCATATTGATGAGAACAAGTTAAACAACAAATGTGAAAATCTTGAATGGTGCTCCGCTAAAGAAAATTGCAATCATGGTACTCACAACATTAGAGTTGGGATGAGTGGGAGAAACTCACCTTCTAAATCACTACCTGTTTTCCAATTTTCATTATGTGGGGAATTTATTAAAAGATGGGATTCTTTATGTGAAATAGAAAGGCAATTAGGATTCCGTTATTCAAATGTTAGCTCATGTTGTTATGGGAGAAAAATATCCATGTATGGATATCTTTGGTGTTTTGAAAAGAATTACTCAAAAGAAGTAATAGATTCAAAAGTATTAATATATCAGAAAGCTCACACTCCTAAAAGAGTAGCGCAATTTTCTTTGGATGGTACTTTAATTAAAGTATGGGAATCTTCCAAACAGATATTTAGAGAACTTGGAATAAAAGATTCATTAATAAGCGTAGTTTGCAATGGAAAAAGAAAACATAGTAACGGATATATTTGGAAATATGTATAAAAATGTTAATCAAAAGATGAGATATAACGAATTAAGACCTAAGTTGAACGGAAAAAGATATTGATTATGAAAACAATTATATTTACAATCATATGTATTATCGCCCTATTATGGGTCGGAGATCTAACAATTACATTTAAACCGTTTTCCATCTCGTTGCCCGGTTGGTATAAGCCTGTAGGTATCCTTCTATTTTTTCTGTCAATGGCGGTATATACTATAGGGGAATATACTAAAGGGTATAAGCATGGTTTCGATGATGGGATAAAGAATGTGTTGAAATACTTAAAAAGAAATGCACTTAATGGGAAATATAGCTCTATGAAAGCTCCCAATCAGACTTTATGCCAAATTTGCATGACTTTCCAGCATTCTTGGCTTATTGAAAATCGTATTTGAAGCCCCCTAAATCTTTACTTTAGCGGTAGTTCACAATTTTGTGATAAGAAAAATAGAATAGTTAGTGGTGATTCTTTGGAGTTGTCGCTAATTTTTTTAAAGAAAATTATTCGCAAAAATGCGAATGAATAAAATTAAAATGCTATCTTTGCATTAAAGAAACAAATGAGATGGTAGTAACGTTTGATAAAGAGTATCTGAAAGAATTGTATGAGTTTGGAAAGGCGAATGATAAAAAGCATCGTTTTCAACCTGATATCGTACGTAGATATAAACGTTGTATAGATATAATAATCAGTGTCCCTGATGTAACTTCACTTTGTAAATACAATGGGCTGAGTTTTGAAAAATTATCAGGGGACAAAAAGGACTTTTGCTCTGTTAGAGTAAACAATCAATATCGTATTGAATTTACAACCACAGAGGTGCAAGGTGAAGTAGTGACTACCATCTGTAATATAATTGAATTGTCTAACCATTATAAATAGAAAGTTATGATTAAAATAGATGGCGTAGACCCTAAAATGATAGCTAATAACTTAATTCCTTTTGAACCGACACACCCGGGAGAAGTATTAAAAGATGAAATTGAATTTAGGGGTATTTCTCAAAAGAAACTTGCTAAAGAGATGGGTGTGTCTTATACTGTATTAAATGAAATTCTGAATGCAAAGCGTTCACTAAATACAAAATATGCTATGCTCCTAGAAGCCGCGTTAGATTTAGATGCGGAACCTTTGCTCAAAATGCAAACATCTTATAATTTGCAAATGGCAAAAAAAGACAACAGGTTTATGGAGAGAATTAATAAGGTGCGTAAGATTGCAGCGTTATTATGATTGATGTTAGAGAATTAAGGATTGGTAATTATGTACACCTTTTTAAGAGTTTTATTATAATTTAGGCGTGATTCCATTTGGTTTCACGCCTTTTTGTACCATTCTCTAAAGTTTTTTCAAATACTTTACAGTAACTTTCTAAAGCTTACTTATATTTCTTCATCTCCGGCAAATGTTTCCTTATGTCACTAATACGTGTTGCGTCACTCGGATGCGTACTCATGATCTCTGGCACTGAACCCGATCCGCCCGCCGACATCTTCTGCCAGAATGTGACGGCCACATTCGGATTATAACCAGCCATCGTCATAAGAATAAGCCCCATATAGTCAGCCTCGGTTTCATGTTTGCGTGAGAATGGAAGCATCACACCGTATTGTGCCCCAAGACCATAGACTATATTCCCGGCTTTCTGTATGGCGGCGGATTTTCCACTGAGAGCCTCCCCCAAAATTTTCGCTCCGTATTGTGCAACCAGCTGCTGACTCATACGCTCATTGCTATGCTTGGCCACAGCGTGCGCCACTTCATGTCCGATAACTACAGCCAGTTCGTCATCAGAGGAAACCAGATTCATCAGTCCCTCATACACAACGATTTTGCCTCCCGGCATACAGAAAGCGTTCACCTGATTATCCTTAACTAGATTGAATTCCCATGAGAAGTTCCTCACCTCACCGGACATTCCATTATTTTCCAAGTATTGTTCCGTGGCAGCGGCTATTTTCTTTCCGACACGTGTCACCATCGCTTTCTTCGTCGCGTTACTTGATATCGGTGCCGACTTGATATATTCCGAATACTGGGTCAGACTTGATGAAAGCACTTCGGAGTCGGATACAAGCAGCATCTGTTTCCTGCCTGTCAAAGGAACACTTCCACAACCGTATAACAGAAGCACGGTTGCAAATAAAGTCACAATTTTTTTCATGCACCTATAATTTTAAAAGTATGAACAAAGTTAACGATTATTTTCTAATTGTGATAAGTCGATATATGAAAAAGCATTGCACATATCATTGGACGGTATTCATACAAAGCGCGACTGAAATGAACATGTCAATATCCAACTTTAAGTTAAATCAAGTTTAGCTCACTGTTAATCAGATGATTACATTTGCACACATCGCTAATAATCAGTATCTTAGCTATATAAAAGAAACCAATATTACTAACAATTAAAACATAGAAGATATGAAAGCAACAGATATTAAAATGTACATCAGTACATTGTCTATTATCAAAAAAGGTCAAGAAATTGAATGTGGTGACTTTTTAGGTGGTAGAAAGGTAAATGCCAATCAAGAAGATGCCTTGAATAGCATGAAAAATGCTGTATATATGTATTTGTTTGCATCTATCATGAAGAAGGATAAAGATTACAAAACAATGGCATTCACAATAACCGCTTGCAATTCTGCTATTTATGATAACAGCATGAAGACAGAAGTTGTATGTAAGGTTGGTTATAAAGAAATGATACAGCTTATCAAAGATGGGTATAGAAGTCCACTATTTGATACTCGCAAGCTGAAATCATTGGTAGATATGAGACTTAAAGAGCTAAAGATAGCATAATAACCAGCAGGGCGAAAGCCCTGCGCAACAAAAAAGAATATGACCAAGAAAGAATTAATTGCAGCACTTGCAAATGTAAATGATGACGCGGTGGTATTGTTTGGCACGAAAGAAATTCAGTTTTTCGGTGCATTTGCTACACAGGTATATATTAACTGGGATAGTAATGAGGTTCTTATAGCCAATAAGCACACAGATGCCACAACACCAGTTTACTGCGAGTTATTACATGAGGATAAAACGCATTAACATAAATCGGCATGGCGAAAGCCCTGCGCAATATAGAAGAATATGAAAGAAAATATATTTTTAAAAGCAGTTATAGAAAAACCGTTATTGAATAATGAACCAGAAGTTTTACACCTTTTCGTTCAAATTATCAATGAAATAACTTCTTGTATGTCAGAAGACGAGTTAAGAGGCTGTATGAACTCTTTAATAGTAAGATACCCTTATTTTAAACTGTTTTTCGATTATGGTTTCGGACATAATCATATGTGGGTGAAAGCATCAGGTTCTTTAGAAAGATTGATATTGGTTGAGTTCTAATCCGGTAGCCTTATGGCTACCACAATATACACGATTATGAAAGCAGATTTAGTTTTAGTTATCAGCCCTGAAGCCCCACTGATGAAGCAACTGGGCAAGGTATTGGGTAAGATGGTAACCCCTTATGACTTCTCTACTATAGAGAGGGGTGAAAAGTACATCACCATACAGCATGATGAAACTGGGCTTGTAGTGGCTTATACGAGTGAAGAAAGATTGAATGTGAAAATGAATTAAGAATGAAGAATGTATTAGAATCTTTGAAAGAAAGTGTCAAGAGTGGTAAAATCACAATCAGAGAGGCAGCTATAAAACTGCATAAAGCAGGGTGGACGAGTTTTGTAGACGTGGATAAAACGAAACAATTACTTGAATTATGAACTCAATAAATGTAAACGGTTGCAGCGTATGCCAGCCCGGCAAAGAGAATTACACTACCTACAACACCAGGTTGAGAGGTAAAAGAGTGAGAATGTACCAGTACGATTACCGTACTGAAAGTGGTGAACTCTTTGCTTGTTGTGCGCCTACCTTAGAGGCGTGTAGAGAAAGACGGGACAAATGGTTGGACGCTAAAAATAAATCAGTATGTTGACAATAGAAATACCAAAATCAAATAGAAGAAAATCCGAGGAAGACGCACTTGCATCTTTCATCCTCTCGGAAATCAAAGAGAAAGGTGAATGTGTTTACTTTCATTATGGCGTAGGATGGGGAAATAACTGGCCTCATTGTTGGGCAAAAAATACTGGAAGTGACGCTAAAGACAGACACCAAATTTCGGAGTTGGCGCACGATAATGTCATAAGAGCATTTATAGACAAAGGCTATTCTGTCGAGTATAGAAGTGAAATAGCTGCCGGAAGATATGTGATTATTAGAGGGTGAACTACAATGGAAACGAAAAGAGACAAAATTTTAGAGAAGCTTCGTAAGCTGATGAACCTAAAAGAATCAGCTAAAGCGTTAGGCAATGAAGGCGAAGCACATGCGGCAGCAGCAGGTATCGCCCGTCTGCTGATGGAATACAACCTGTCAGAAGAAGATATACCAGAGCAGGAGAAACTGGAGAACCCGGTAATAGCAGAAGAGATACTTTACAAGGTTGAAATGAGCAACGGTGTTTGGTATGATTTTCTTGTATCAACGGTATGCGAATATAATATGTGCCGAAGCCTTATTGTAAGCAGGCCCAAGAATTACCGTATGGTAAGGGATAAATTTCAGATCATTGGTCGCAAGAAGAATGTAGAAGTAGTGTTGTATCTGATTTCATTCTTGGCGCATCAATTTGTTATTATCTGGAAAAGGAAATATCCAAACTACAAGTATGAATGTATTCGTAAATATGGAATTACGCCTAAAACGCTTGCTATGTATATGAAATCCTTTCTGTATGGCTCGTCATTGGTTTGGGCGATAAATTTGCTTCCATGAAGCAAGGTTTGGAAGAAACAAGTAATGTAACTGCATTGGTAGTCGCTTCAAAAGCAGAAATAGATGAATTTCTCAAAAATGAGAAGATTGGCAATGCACGAGAATCACAAGCCCAAATTGATAGGCTATGTGCTAAGGAAGGAATAAATGTCGGTCGAAATATTGAAATTCAAAAAGGAATTCATGCCGAAAGTGTAAGTGAAGACAGGAGATTAATGTAATGGGAACCAAAGTAACTAAAGATGGCAAAAGTTTACGAAAACAAGAAAGGATTCAAGATCATACAAGCCACTCGTGGCGAAATGATATGCGCGCTCAGTGAATATGGATGTGTCGGAATTTGCGACAGCTGTGGTTCCAGTAATTGCCAAGATGGATTCTACATCGCAGTCCTTAATTGCTGGTATTGTTCTGATTGCTTCCATAAGTGGTATGCCAGAGCTAAACGCTATGCTTCCGATGAATATGTTGAAAACAAGAATTTTGAATTGTATAAGGCTGTTTTAGGGATCTATTAGTTGTTTATGATGGTAATTAATTTATAACATTTTGATATCAATTATATTATACATTCACATCTAAATATCAGGATATGAGAACGAAAACAGAAAAAGCAATCAATTTATTCGAGTCCGGGTGCCTGAAAGAAGCATTATCCATCTTCCGCACCTTCCGCATCGGATTCACCAAAGAAGAACGCAGAACACTGCAAATTGCAAGTGAAAGTCTTACAGGAAATGGGAACTTCTACCAACAGTTAGGAATCGATACGGATTACATGATAAGCAAATCGGTTGAGATAATCACAGAAAAGTATTTGAGCAATGAAAAAGTTTAATGAGAAATAAGATATAAAGCTTGTCTTATTATAACTAATTAGTTATATTTGCATCATGAGAAAAGAATTAGGAAAATGGCTGATGGATATAGCCAAGTATATAACCACCGCAGTTGTGTTGACATCCATCTTCGGGGATGTGCAGGAAAAATGGATAATATATCTTGGAGGTTCGTTGGCAATAGTAATCACACTATTGGCAGGTCTTTGGCTTGTCAATGATAAAAAGAAAGGATGATAAAATGGGAGCATTGATTATGTTCGGGCTTGTATCGGTCATAGCCATTGTCGGCGTGATTTATTTCAACCATAAAGATAAAAAAAATATACGAGAAAGCGCATAAAATACTTTCAAATGTTTAGTTTATCGTTATGAAGTTAGATGAAAAGAAATTGGCAAAGTTCAAGGCAACCAACCAGCAACTTAATGAGAAATATGGGGAACATGGTACAGATACTCGTGAGAAGTTCAATGAGAAGTCGATGGCATGGTATTATGGTGATATACTTCGTGAACGCCGCAAGGAGCTAAAATTGACCCAGAAGCAGTTGGCGCAGAAAGTTGGTAAGGAACAGAGCTATATCGCCCGTGTGGAAAAAGGGGAGGCAGACATACAATTATCGAGCTTCTTTCGCATCGCTCGTGCGCTAGGTATCGAGTTTACGCCTACATTTGTTTGAAGTTAATTTTATATTCATAGAACATTTGCTTGCATTAAGGCAGAATGGAGAAGTCCGTTCTGCCTTTTTCGTTTCTGCAAGTAAAAGTTAAATCTTTGTCTTTCAGTATTTTATGATGAAAATAAAAGATATAAACCATTGTAAATCAATTATTTATTTGTATCTTTACAATATCAAAATAAACCTATTAATAACAAGTAAAAGTCAAGAGCAATGAAAACAGAAGAACTTATCAGATACTACAAAGCAAACATTGAAGCTATTGAAAAAGGATTGAACAACGACTCTCTTTCAGCAGATAAAAAATTCAGATTGGGATATACACAACAGGCGTTGGACGGATATAAGTCTGCTTTACAAGAACTTCTTGGAAATAATAACGACTAATAATAGAAGAGAGCAAATGAGCAAAGTAACAGAACTAACAAAAGAGCTTCAAAGAGTAATGTATTCCACAACATATTCATTTGAGATTGATACCGAAGATTGTGTTTTCGGATTCAAAAACACAATAAAGAAGCGTACAAAAAGTTTAGCCAAGGCAAGCAAGCTAAAAGTGAAGTTAACCAATGATTGTGGTCGATTCTTGTCAGAAACGGTGAGAGTTGTTGCTGTACGCTTCTACAAGAATGGAGAGCTTGCCAAAGAATTGAAAGCAGAAGAGATATCTGCAATGTATAACGGATAAATCATAGAGCAATGAAAGAAAAAATAGCTATTTGCAAATCTCCATCAGGGACAACATACGGATACATCTATAAGAAAGATGGTTGTTTCGGATATTATATGTGTGGTTCATCAATACCCGAAAAGATTGGAAGTTTAGAAGATGTTGAGAATTACGTGAAAACAGATTGGGAACTAAATGTCAAAAGAATGGCAAAGTATAGAAATTTATAAACAATAAGAGCAATGAACACTTATCACAAATTCTGTCCAAATGTATTTTTGGCAAAGTGCGATGAAAAGCACGAAAAAGGAGAAGTTATTGAGGTTACAACCAAGTACGGCAAAGAAAATGAAAGCATCGTTTTTAATTTAATTTTCGAGAAAGATGGTTTCTATTACTACTCCATCGTTCGGGCTGACGGATTTAATGTACAGGAATGGGCCAAGCAAAGAGCCGAGCGCCGCCATGGTTGGGCCCAGTCTGCCGGACAAAAAAGTAACGAATATTTCAACCGCTCGAACACAGACAAAGATTTTCTTTCTCTTGGAGAGCCAATCAAAGTCGGACATCATAGTGAAAAGCGGCACCGAAAGATGATAGAAGATTCCTGGAATAATATGGGCAAAAGTGTTGAATTCAGCGACAAGGCTGCCGAACATGAAAGAGTAGCCAAGTATTGGGAAAAACGTGCTGAAACGATCAATCTTTCAATGCCTGAAAGTATCGATTTCTACAAACATAAGCTGGAACAAGCTAAAGAATACCACGAAGGTGTGAAGTCCGGCAAATATCCACGAGAACACGCCTACACTCTTACTTATGCCAAGAAAGCCGTAAATGAGGCACAGAAGAATTATGAACTTGCACTAAAGTTGTGGGGAGATGAAGAATAAAGTATACGTTTTGTTTCAAACTGATATTTGGAAAACAAAATCAAGTAGAGTGTGTTTCGGTGTATTTCTTTATGAAAATGCTGCTATTGATGCTGCCAAAGAAAATGGTTTATATACCAATGAAAGTGAAGTTGATATTATAGAATGTGAACTTGGAAAATTTGAGGAATTATGAAAACGATAGTAAAAGTCTATCTGAAAGACGAGCATGGCAATGAAGACTGGTTCGTTACCCCCATTAACCTTCCGGAACAAGAAGCGCACGAAAACTATATAGGCAAACGCTTCAATATAGGAATAGATACAGACCATATGATGAAATGTTGGAAGGTTGAGACCTTGAGAGTAGAAAAATAGTATTTTTGCCCAGTTTTATTTGAAAGACAAATAAAATATTGTATTTTTGAGGCAGAAATAAGAGAAAACAGCTAAATTGAAGGAATGACAGAAATGGGATTGTTAAGTAGCCGCCTGTCAGCGGTGAAAAAGGATGGACGTAAACAGTCTGACAGCGTGGAATATCATCCGATTGCAAGTTCAAGTCTTGCTTCCTTCAATTAGCTAACAAGGGAATTTAGCAAAGTTGGTCTATGCGTCGGACTGAAAATCCGAAGAACAAGGTTCGAATCCTTGAGTTCCCGCAACCCTTAGTAGTAGTCAAGCGAAAACAAGGACAAAAAGGCTTATGTAATTTACGGGGTGATGGAAATTGCCATCTGACACGACTGAAAGAAGCCGAAAAATTGCATGAGTGCTCTTGCGAGTAGCTTGAAAAATGATTGAGTTTGTGTTTAAGCCTGTCGGGAATATGCCCGGCAGGCATTTACGCAGAAAATGTATGAAGTTGTACATAACTTGGAAAATATGGAAGTAACAATAAGGCCTCAAAGAATATCCGACGCAGAACATAGCTGGAGGATGCGTAAGGATAAGGATATATGGAAGTACGCTATTTGCGAAAGCCCCTACTCTCCCCTATCCCTTGAATCAGAAAACAACTTTTATAGAGAACAGTCAGAAAGTGATGAGTGTATACGCTTTGCTGTTCTGGCAGACGGCATATATGTCGGCAATGTTTTCATAGATAGAATAGATGAATCAGCATACGGATTTGGAGAACTTCACACTCATATCCTTAACAAAGCCTTTTGGGGTAAAGGCATAGGCTATGAATGTAACCGGCTTATCCTTGAATATGCTTTCCGCATCGCTAAAATGAATGGGGTTTACCAATATATCAATCCCTGTAATACCGCTGCATGGAAGAATGCCCTGAAACTCGGATTTAATGATATCGGTACTTCCTCTGTCAGGTCTAACATACATATATTCATTATAAAAAAAGAGCAATGGATAAAAGAATAGAAATTATAGAACTGCCTGTGTCCGAACTTAAGACAGAGTTTGGGAATCCCCGTAAACCATTAAAGAAGAAGGCCAAGGAGAAGCTGAAGGAGTCACTTGACAACCTTGGCGATTTCGGCGTTATCGTCATTGACGAACACAACAATATCATATCCGGACACCAACGTGTTTCCATTCTTATGGAGAATCCTGACACTCAAGTTTTGTGCAAACGCCTTATTGGTTACAGTGAATCAGAATTAAAGGCTATTAATATCAAAGCGAACACCCATGCCGGCGAATGGGATATGGACAAGCTGGCTGAATGGACCGCAGACTTGAAAATCGATTTGAGCCTTGACCTTGAAAATCTGAATGTCAAAGAAACAAAGATCAAGGATATGGAACTGATACGCTATGAAAAATACGATTATGTGATGATTGTATGTCGTAACGAGATAGACCATCTGAATCTGACCCGTGCTCTTGGAATTGACGACAAGAAAGTTCTTGTATCCAGAAACGCCACCAGAGAGCGTAAGATTAAAGCACGTGCCGTATGGTACGATGATATAAAAGCCCAGATTATGCCTAAAAAAGAAAAAGAACAATGAAAAATTTCAATGTACTGCTTACGTGCTGCTCCATCCACGTAAAAGAAATGATAGATTGTTTGAAAAACAATGAAGACGGAGTTGATATAAAAGTATATGTCGCAAATTCCGTTGCGGCCAACCTCCCGCCTGCTGAACTGTCAGACGGTAATTTTGTGGTTCCGCCCATTTCTGCTCCAAATTATGTTGAAACACTCATATCCTTATGCAAGGAATATGATGTTTCAATCATCATGCCTACAGCGACATTGGAGTTGGAAATAATGGCTCGCGCTAAAGATAAGTTTGAGCAAAACGGTATTCTTGTATCTGTTTCTTCTATTGACAGTCTTCTGGTTGCCAACAATAAGATTGCTCTTTATAGTTGTTATGCCGGCTTAATGCCCAAACAGATCATTCCTGAGAGTGTTTCCGATGTGGATGCTTTCGCCTCTATGTTCAAGTACAAAAACAGCTCTATCTGTTGTAAAGTGGACAATCTGTGCGGCGGTAAAGGCTTCGCCGTTGTGGATGACAAGAAGTGCAATGATACCTCTCTATTCAACAAGTTCGGAGAAAACAGATACATATCCTTGCTTGATTTGAAATCCATCGTTGACAATGGTAAAAATAAGGTTATCCTTCAGCAGAGAATCGAAGGACTGGATTACACCGTTAGTGCGCTTGCAGACAAAGGAGTAGTTACTCATATCTGCGGTTATGTCGGCTACATGATGGCTTTCGGCTCCATTATGTATGGAGAAATCCAGTCCAACGACATGGCGTATGATATTGTCAGCAAGATTGTGAGAGAACTTGAACTTGATGGTAATGTGGCTTTTGACTTCATTCTGAAGAAGAGCGGCAAGGTGGTACTGCTTGAAATAAACCCGCGTATCAATGCCTCTCTCCCGTTTGTACGTCATGCAGGTTGCAATATGGTTTATTTGCGATGCAAACAATTACTTGGTTATGAAATTCCATCCACATATGAACTAAATTATGGATTAAAGATGAAAAAGTTCTATGACACCCGGTATTACGTTTAACATATACGTCATGTCATATCAGCGACCTCATAAAATAATGACTAAGAATTGCCTTGAATACTGTACTTATGTCGTTAGGGAAGAAGAAGCTGATGCTTATAGAAATGCCGGCATAGATGATATGCTTGTCATTCCTAAGGATGCCACGCTTGAATGTGGCGGCAAGGTACATAGTTTCATGTCAACGCTATATTGGATAATTGAAAACACACCGGAGGATGTGATATTTGTTGCCGATGATGATATAAAGCGTTTCTGTTATCGACTTGACAATTATACTGCCATCACAGCAGAAAACTACCCTGACTGGAAAGAACGCACATGTGATGAAATACTCCGTATCGGCCAGCTACTTTACGATTTAAATCTTGGGCTTGCTTTTGATAATCCACAAATGGCTTTGTATGTGTATGACAAGGAATTTTGTTTTAAGGGAATGCCCGGTCATGTAAGATGGATAAACAAGAAAGCACTCAAGGCCAGATATGATCTGAAAGACCCGGCGATATCCGATGTTGATATGATGTTACAGGAACTGCTTATGAACAGAGTTGTACTCCTGCCTAAATATTTTCACAGCTACGGTATCCAAGCTTCCAATGAAGGAGGAACCACCATTGATTCCAGAAAGAACTACGAATATAGATGTGCAATGAAAAATAAATGGGGAAAGTATTATGAATTTGACTTTAGAAAAAATACAGCAAAGATTAATGTCAAGCGATGATTTGAAAACACCTCTATACATTGCAGACAAAAATGACTTCAAACGGAATATCACCGATTTTGTAGCCGCTTTCAGAAAATACTACCCAAACTATAATATCGGGTACAGTTTCAAGACGAATTACTGCAAAGAATTCATCAATGTGGTAAAAGAAATCGGTGGATATGCAGAAGTTGTTTCTCCCAAAGAGTATCAGCTTGCACGGAACTATGGATTTGATGACAGCCGGATTATATACAATGGAGTTATCCCTGATTTGGGCAATAAGATACGATGTGCTAATCATGGTGGAATAGTGAACGTTGATAATGTAGGTGAGCTTGGTTCACTTATCGGAATATACACCTCACCGCTTGCAATTGGAGTGCGTCTAAATTTTGATATTGGGAATGGCATAGTTTCAAGATTTGGAATTGATGTTGATAGCAAAAGTTATCAAGAAATCATAGAACTACAACGAAGAGGATTGATAAAAGTCAAATGTGTTCATTGTCATATTTCTTATGCTCGTGGACTGTCGTATTTCAAGAAGCGTACCGAAATGATGGCTCGATATGCAAAAGAACTTGGAGCCAATATAGTTGATATTGGCGGCAACATGTTCGGTCGCATGGATGACAGTTTAAAAGCTCAATATGGAGAATATATACCATTGTATGAGGAGTATGCCAAAACTATTGGTGAAGTCTTTGCAAGAGAGTTCCCTAATGGAGAAGTGCAGCTTATCACCGAGAATGGCACACCGATAGTTTCCACTTCCATGTCTCTACTTGCAACCATTATCGGCAAGAAAGTTATCAGAGGAAAAACAATGCTCGTTGTGGATTGCAAGCGTGATGATGTCGGTTTTGTCTGCCATACGAAAAATCCACCTTGCAATGTGCTTTCAAACGATAGTGATTACGTCGAACACGTTACCATTTACGGATGTACCTGTATTGAGAATGATATTATCCATCGTGATTATTCCGGTCCAACTAATATTGGTGATAAGATTCTTATTTCTAATGTTGGAGCTTATGGTTGTAATGTTGCCAATGACTTTATAACACATAAACCAAAATGTATTTGCATTGATGATATATAAGCCGTTAATCATTGTTTAACTCATTGTTAATCAGATATTTAAATTTTAATATCTCACTATAAATCAGTATCTTAGCATTATAAAAGAAAAGCAAAGTAATAATTTAAAATAAGAGATAGACAATGAAAGCAACAAAGTACATTAATTCAAAAGGTTTGCCAAAAGGTGCATTTATTTACAGAATAAAGAAAGATGGAACGAAATCTGCTCGCCCTACATTTCATCAGTTTTGTGGAACTGAAAAAACGGCAGAGGAAATGATAGCAAAATTGATTAAATTGAATCCAAATTCAAAATTTGAAATCGCATAATAGATTGAGATATGGCAAATGCACTATACACAAAAAACGGTCACAATATGTTTGAGGTTTCATCCCTCATTCAGAAGGCAATACGCAGGAGCAACAAAGACTATGCCTGCTATGCTGCTAACGAGTTGGCACCACGATTTAGAAAATATCTGTGGAAGCGATTACTCTGTGTTTCAGCAGAGGATTGTTATGACCTTGTTACGAATAAGATTGTAGCACTCAAACAGGCTGATGACGCACAAAGCTGGCAGGACAAATCACCTCTATTCATTGAAAAGGCTCTCGGCATTCTTCTTGCCACAAGAAAGAATCGTGATGCTGATTATTTCGCCTGTAACCTGCTTAATTCAAGAGACAGGATAGAATTGCCAAAGGATGAATATGTCGGAAGTAATGCCGGATGTTACACCAAAAATGGGCATGACATGTTTTTAGTTGCCGGATTATTGGAACGTGCCATAATCGGCAAAGACGATATCAGAGCCGGTTATCTGGCCAATGAGTTAATGGTAAGGTATCGGGAGTTCCTTTGGAAACGGCTTATTATGATAGCAGGTAATCTCAACTATCAAGCTATTACCACTGAAATTGTCGCATTGAAGAAAGCAGACGATATGCAACCCGGTAGTTCACCCAAATCATCCATTTTCGTAGCAAAGGCTGTTACCGTACTTCTGAAAGTTGTAAAATACGGATATTGCGGTTTCTATGCAAATGATTTCCCTTATCCTGCCACATGTTTGAAAGACTATGACAACAGATACATGTCAATACCTGATTATGTATTTGACTGCCATACCCATAAAGGGAAGCAAAGAGGAAAGACCAAAAAAGAATTTATCATTGCCGAACAATCCGCATTAACCCCTTACAAAGAAGGTGAATACGACCAATGTGGTTGGGACAGATTTTTCTATCTGGAGAAGAACGGATTCTATGACAAGGATCATATAACTCCGAGGCCGGATGAGAAAAAAATGAAAGAGATTGAGGACGGATGCGTACAGCAGTCCTTGTTTGATTGAATGTTTTAATTGATAACTAGTGTATATCCGATGCGTCTTTGGTGAAAAGCCGAAGACGTATCGGCATGTAAAGTTATAAAATTATGGGAAAGAAGGAAAGACAAGAATTGTTTTTGAAACATTTCCGTGAAAGTCATGGAATTGTTTCGTATGCCTGCCAGAAAGTAGGTATAACGAGAGCCTGTTATTACAAATGGCGGGACAGTGACCTTAAGTTCAAGGAATGTGCTGAGGAAGTAGAAGAGGAAACCATTGATGTAGTCGAATCTAAATTGCTTTCCGCAATCAATAATGATGATTTAACTGCGATAATCTTTTATCTGAAAACAAAGGGTAAGAAACGTGGTTATGTTGAGCGTGTCGAGCAGGATGTCAATGTCAATCCATTCGAAAGTTTGATAAAAGAATTGCCGGACAAAATAGAAGAATAATGGATCTGAGCGATAAGGCAGCCTTGTATATGCAGGCGTGGAGAGACGATTGGTGCAAGTTCTGTTCCGATGTGCTGAAAGCGCGTTTGGATAAAGAACAGCAGGATATTATTCACTCGGTTCAATACAACCGAATGACCGCAGTAGCCTCCGGAACTGCCCGTGGCAAGGATTTCTGTGCCGCTTGTGCCGCTATGTGCTTTATGTATCTTACTCCACGCTGGGTTAACGGAAGATTGGTAAAGAATACCAAAATTGCAATGACAGCTCCGTCCGGTCGCCAAGTAAAAGATATTATGATACCGGAAGTTTCCAGGCTATTCCGGAATGCTGGTTTCCTGCCTGGACGTTTATTGTCTTCAGGAATCAGAACCAACTACGAAGAATGGTTTCTAACGGGGTTCAAGAGTTCTGATGACAATATGGAAGCATGGTCTGGATTCCATGCCGTAAACACATTGTTTGTTGTTACGGAAGCCTCCGGTATATCAGAAGTTATCTACAATGCCATCGAAGGTAATTTGCAGGGAAATTCCCGTTTGCTAATAGTGTTCAACCCTAACGTGACCACAGGATATGCTGCACGTGCCATGAAGTCTGACCGTTTTGCCAAATTCAGGTTAAGTTCCCTTAATGCTGAGAATGTTGTAAGCAAGAAAATAGTTATTCCTGGTCAAGTTGATTATGAATGGGTGAAAGACAAAGTGGAAAACTGGTGCTCACCTATCCAGCAAGCTGACTTCAACGAAGGTGAAGGGGACTTCAAATGGGAAGACGGTCTATATCGGCCGAATGACTTGTTCCGTGTGAAAGTGCTCGGTATGTTCCCTAAAGTGGCGGAAGATGTGCTTATCCCCTACGAATGGATTGAAATCGCCAACGAGAATTGGAGGAAACTGCAAGAAGATGATTTTGTTCCAAAGAAAAGCTGCAAGATTGGTGTCGATGTTGCCGGCATGGGACGTGATGACAGTGTGCTGTGTCTAAGATATGGCAACTATGTCAGTGAGTTTGAAGCGCACCAGTCTGCTGGAACGGCAGACCACATGCACGTAGCCGGAATGATAACCAGATATCTTGACAAGAAGGGTGCGAAAGCATTTATTGATACTATCGGCGAAGGAGCAGGAGTGTTATCTCGGTTGCAGGAACTTGGGTACCCAAATGTGTATTCTTGTAAGTTCTCCGAGAGTGCACGTGGGCTGCATGATATAACAGGCGAATACACCTTCGCCAACATGAGGGCTTATCTGTTTTGGGCGGTACGTGACTGGCTTAATCCCAAAAATGGGTTTGGTGCCGCTCTCCCACCCTGTGATAAACTTATGGAAGAAGCAACGGAAACACATTGGGGATTTATGAGTAATGGCAGTATCATCATAGAAAAGAAAGAGGAGATTAAAAAACGTATCAAACGTTCTCCTGACTGGTTCGATTCCCTCGCCAATACATTCTTTCCGTGGGATTACTTGGCTGTCAGTGATGAGGATATTCTACGAAATATGTTGTGAGTTGCATAAATTGAAATACAGGAATTATGAAACAGCAAGATTTAAACCGTATGGCAATATTCTTAGGGCATAAATTGCCCATTCCGCAGGAAGAACATATTGCCGATACTATCAATAAGATAGAAGCGATATTGCAGAAAAAGAAAATAAACAAGTTTGTTAATGCTTCTGCCAAAGAAGGATATACTAAAGCATTGGAAATTCTTAAAAATAATGATGTCACTTTTAACAGATATGATGAGCTGAAAACTATACAGTCAAAATCCATAGCTGCCATCACCGTAGATTATTTGAGAGGAAAATGTGCACAAGAAATCCTTTGCAATATTCCTCTGAAATAGTTTTATTTTATTTGTTTTTCAAATAAAATGATTATATTTGCGACATAGCATTTGGTGCTAACGTGCTCCTTCACGTTACCGGGTAGTGCGTATTGTATTATCCGGTTTCTTTTTGGAGCAGTATTATGTGTAACTAACCACCGTATGAAGGAGTACGGAACTACATTATGAACACAATTAAAATTTTTGAGAATGAGCAATTCGGAAAGGTAAGAATTGCGATGAGTGAGAATAACGAACCTTTCTTTTGCTTAGCAGATGTATGCCAGATTTTAGATTTGATTCCCAGTAAGGTAGCGCAAAGATTAGATAAGGATGTACTTTCAAAGTATCCCCTTGAAACAGCCGGTGGAATCCAACAGGCAAATTTTGTTGATGAGGATGGTTTGTATGATACAATATTGGATAGTCGTAAGCCTGAAGCTAAAAAGTTCCGCAAATGGGTAACAAGCTAAGTGTTGCCACGTATCCGTAAGACAGGTGGCTACATCGCTACCAAAATGGACGACACTCCAGAAGAAATCATGGCACGTGCGCTTATTGTGGCACAAGAAACACTGAAACGAAAAGAACAGCGTCTTATAGAGGCTGAGCGGAAGATCCAAAAAGATGCTCCTAAAGTCCTTTTTGCTGATGCTGTCTCAACTTCACATCGCTCTTGTTTAATTGCTGAACTGGCTAAAATATTACAACAAAATGGGGTGAATATCGGTCAGAACCGTTTGTTTAGCTGGATGCGCGAGAATGGTTATCTTTGTCAAAAGGGTGACTACTACAATCAGCCGACGCAGAAATCTATGAAATTGGGACTTTTTGAGCTGAAGCAAACCACCATCAACAAGCCGGATGGTACCATGCTTGTCACGACCACGACCAAAGTAACCGGCAAAGGACAAGTATATTTCGTGAATAAATTCCTATCCAAATAAAAAACAAGCGGTGCGAAGCTGCACCACACAACAGTATAACAATGGACGAAATTACCACAATCCTTGACAGTACAAGACCTGTTTCTGACATTATCAGTGATTTGAAAGAAAAATCAGTAGATGTGCCGGAATGGAGCAAGTCGCTGAAAGATTACGATCCTTCCAGACATAAAATTGTAACTGATAAATTTTCTCGTAAAGACAAAATAAGATCTGATGGAAGAGTCGAGCCGGCTTCGCGTATTCATCTTGGCCTGGAGAAACTGCTTGTGAAACGTATTACGGAATTCGCTTTCGCTATTCCCGTCAGACGTGTCTACCATAATACGGAAGAAAATGAAAAACGCCAGCAGATAACCAAAGCTATTGAAGCAATCTATAAATATGCCCGTATAGATTCCGAAAACATCAGACGTGGCAATGCCTATTTTGCATCCTGTGAAATTTTCACCATCTGGTATGTGGTAGAGAGACCCAACACACTATACGGATTCAACAGCAAGTATAAGCTGAAAAGCAAGACATACTCGCCGATGGACGGGGTTAGATTATATCCCTTGTTTGACGAGTGGGGAGACATGATCGCCATGTCCTTCGAATATAAGAAGAAGATAAAGGATAAGGAGGTCACTTTCTTTGAGACATATACCGCTGACCGTCATTACAAGTGGAAACAACAGGGGGAAGCCAGCTGGATTGCTGTTACAGATCCCGAAAGGATTATCCTCAAAAAGATTCCCGGAGTTTATGCATACCGCCCCGCTCCTGTTTTTCATGGACTAGAGCATATCCGTGAGGAAATTGAATACACGCTCTCCCGTAACTCAGACGTGATAGCCTACAATTCCGCCCCCTTATTGAAAGTGACAGGCGAACTTGTCGGTGACGAGGACAAGGGAGAGGCCCGCAGATTGTTCCGTCTAAAGAATGGCGGTGACATAGCTTATGTTTCATGGACCCAGGCCATAGAAGCCCTGAAATATCATGTGGATACATTGCTCAAGCTTTTCTTCATGCAGGCCCAGATGCCAGACCTATCTTTCGAAAACATGAAAAGTCTTGGTAACATAGGTTTTGATGCCAGACAAATGATATTGTCTGACGCCCATCTGAAAATCGGGGATGAGTCAGGTGCCTGGATAGAGTTCTTTGAACGGGAGTGTAATGTCATCAAAGAATTTCTGAAAATGATGAATACTTCATGGGCTGATGAGATTGACAATATAGAAGTTGAGCATGTCATTACTCCGTTTATTCAGAATGATGAGGACGCGCTGATTAACAGATGTATGAAAGGGAATGGAGGCAAAGCGATATTCAGCCAGCTTGAATCCATCGAAATGGCAGGTTACTCCAATGATCCCAAAGGAACATTAAACCAGATTCAAAAAGAAGACAAAGCGGACCGACAGGCAAGGATGAACAACTTGTTTGAAGGTGCCGAATAGTAAATAACAAATATAGGAAATATGAAAAATATTGTATTTAAAGAACAAGAAGGCGTATTTGTCGCAGATTTCGCCTCTGAAGGCAATTGTGTAATTCAAATAGACAACGGAAATGTTGAACCGCTAAAAATCTACCGGCACATGCCTGAAATGGAACCAAGTGCCTATGATGCGATTCCACTTCACGGTCCTTATCAGCGGGTAATCGACCTTTGTGTACCTGTCGGGATGATGATTCGCATTGTCAGTGCTACCGCTGTTACTGCCGCTAAGATGATTGTATTACCTCAAGCGAGTGGTAATGGCTCATCCGTAACCGAGGCAACCGCCAGCGTTGATGCGAATGTAGGTACACCTTCTGTGGATGTAACAATGAAAGAAGGCAAGCTGAATTTCGCTTTTAAGAACCTCAAAGGGCAGAAAGGAGATACAGGTGTAGTTGGCACCAAAGGTGATAAAGGTGAACAGGGACAAACTGGGCCCAAAGGAGATAAAGGAGAACAAGGTGCTGCTGGAGCGAAAGGAGACAAAGGCGATGCCGGTGCAAAAATCAAATCAATAGCTTTGACTATCAAAGGTACAGTCATTACCGGCACAGCGACTCTGACCGATGACAGCACTGCCTCTATTACCGGTACATATACTCCTGGAGAATAATTAAATTACTACAGATATATGAAAAAGTATATTGGAACAAAACAGATTGAGGCAGAACCTATGACATTGGGTGAAGCTTGCAGTAAAGGCTTAGTAAAAAGTGAAATAGAAAAGAATGAGTCTTATAAACTGGGATATCACACTCGTACTGAATATGGCTATGAAAGTTGGTCACCCAAAAAACTGTTTGAAGAATCATATCGAGAAGTCAAGGAAGAAACTCCTATCTGTTTCGGTGATGCTATAGACGTTTTGAAACAAGGTGGCGCTATCCGTAGAAAGGGCTGGAACGACAAATGGGTATTTGTCATCAAGCAAATCCCAGCTCATATAGAAAGCGACATTATCCCCAAGATGCAATCTCTTCCGCAATCAGCAAAAGACCTTATTCTGAAAGGTAAGGGTTTCATTGACTATACTAGTCAATGCCTTATTTACAATGAGAACACCGGGCGTGCTGATTCATGGGTTCCGTCTATTAGCGATGTGTTTGCCGATGATTGGGAGATTGTTCAATAGCCTATCTGCCACATGTAAAAAGTGTAACGGGTGCGTTGGATGTCTGTAACGCTGGCGCACCTTGCTAAATAAGTAAATAGCATGAAAGTACCAATAGATAATATGACTTTCGCTGAAAGTGAATACCACAGAGGCAATAAGATATGGAATGCTCAAACACTTTATAATTTTGCGAAAGCAAAGGAGTACCCTGTACGTGATATGCCATTGTGGAATATAGACCTGACTGTTGAACCATTTGAGTGTAGTCAGCTTCATAGCTTCATCTTTCAATGCAAACGTGTTCGTGATTGTTCTTTAGACTACCCTATTATATTGGATGAAGTAGGACAAATAGCAGACGGATACCATAGATTATGCAAAGCTATCTTGGAAGGTAGGAAAACGATTAAGGCTATCAGGCTGCTGGAAATGCCGGCACCTGATAGAATTGAAGAATAACGCCATGTCAAAAAAGATGATACCCTCTAACATATCCTCATACCATTGCAAGGATTGTGTGCATTCGTATGACCGACATGAGAAGAACTTGAGAGGTGAGTTCTTCATGTGCCGTTGTCCATTTTTCACTTCCAGCCGCTTTCTTAACCGTGACGTATGTGACAAGTTCAAGAAAAAAGTGAGCTAATCTTAAAAACAGAACAATCTTTTTTGTCTTACCCCACATGTTTTTTCTACCCACTCCAAAAAATAGCTTAAAAACAGAATAGTATGGCAAAACCAAACATTCCAAATCAGAAGAAGAAATATCAGGAACTCAACAGCCGGCTAAACAGATATGTTGCCCTTGTTGAGCAGATATACGATACTCTTAATCTGGAAGCCGCAAAGATTGCATTGAATACTGAATATGATGCCGACAGTGGTACTGTCTTCAAGTTTTCTGACTATCCGCAAACCAAGAAGTCTATTGCGGACATTCAAGCTCAGTTCGTAGATGATATTCGGTCTGTTATCTATCGTGGTACTTCTGATGAGTGGAAGAATAGCAATGAGGTACAAGATTTGATGGCTGACAAGGTTCTGAAAGCCTATACCGCCACTATTGATAAAGAAAAGTACAAAGTTCTCTATCAAACCAATTCTGATGCATTGAAAGCATTTCAGAACCGCAGGGACAGAGGGTTTGATGTATCGGCTAAACTCTGGCAACAGTCCACCGTTTACAAGGAGGAACTGGAAGCCGCCATCTCCTGTGCTATTCAGAAAGGAACAAGTGCCGTTGCCCTAAGCAAGCAAATATCCAAACACCTCCTTGATTTTCCATCGCTCCAAAAAGACTACAAAGAGAAGTACGGAAGTGCAGAACATCTAAAAGATTGTGAATACCGTTCTATCCGGTTGGCTCGGTCTGAAATCAATATGGCTTACCGGACCGCCGAAAATGAGCGTTGGAAGCAAATGGACTTTGTGGTAGGTTATGAAATCAAACGCTCCGGAAGAGAGTTTCCTTGCACTGTATGCGAATCCCTTGCCGGGAAATATCCCAAGGATTTTACTTGGGTTGGTTGGCACCCGAATTGTTATTCCGATGACAGCGAAGTGCTTACAAACAGAGGGTGGAAACTGTTTAAAGATGTATTTGATGATGATTTGATATTGTCATTGAATCCTACTAACAGAACACCTGAGTGGGTAGAGTCTACGAATAGGCAGTGTTACCGATATAATGGTGACATGATACACTTTTTCAATAAATCATTGGACTGTTTGGTTACACCGGAACATAATATGGTTTATTTAAACAAGAATGATGGCAGGATAAAGAACTGCCAAGCTAAAGAGTACACAAAGGGGAAAGGGGCTTTTTATAGAGGATGCGAATATGAGTCAGAAGATGTTGCATTTTATGAGATAGACAACATCAAAATACCATTTGACCTGTTTTGTGAGTTTATGGGGTATTGGCTTTCAGACGGAAGTACAATGGGAAACGCCGGGGTTGTTATCTCCCAACAAGAAGGTGAGCCTGCACGGGACAGAATTGTAAACTGCGTGAAGCGTATCGGATTTGAGCCACATTTAGACAAGCAAGAAGTTGCATTTTATAGTACTCCAATAAGGAATTATCTGAAAATATTCGGCAAGTGTTCCCATAAATTTATACCGTCTGCGATAAAGAATGCATCTGTCAGACAGATCAGAATATTTCTTAATGCCTTTATGCTTTGTGATGGATACAGGCGACCATGCAAATCTTTTGTAGGTAATCATGGAACAGAGTTTAAGTCAGACAAGGATGAAATCCTCTATTTTACCGTATCTGAACGTATGGCAGGGGATTTGTCTGAGCTTATTCTGAAATCCGGGAATCGTCCGTCCTTTTCAGTGAACAAGGCTGGAGTGTCGCACAAAAGCAACGGAAGTATCATAACTTCAAACTACGATTGTTATTCAATCCGTGAATGCTATTCCGTCACGGCGACAGTGTTCCATAAAGAGATTCAACATTACGATGGGTTTGTATATGACCTTACTCTGGAGAAAAACCATATCATGTATATCCGTCGCAATGGGAAATGCTTTTGGGGGTCTAATTGCAGATGCTATAAAATTCCTATCCTCAAAACAGAAGAAGAATTTTGGGAATGGGACGGACGTAGTGAAGCAAGTACTGAAAGTGTGAACGAAGTGAAAGATGTGCCGGACAGCTTCAAGAAGTGGGTTCTCGATAATCAGCGACGAATTGATAATGCCAAGAAACAAGGTACACTTCCATACTTTTTGAAAGATAATCCATCTTTTCTGAAAGAAGATAAAAACAAATATATTGAGGCTATTTCCAAATATACAGGTTCGTACTATCCAAGAATAAACCAATATTTAAGAGGTCAAAGAAAGCAGCTTGATGAAGAAACGCTTTCTGTCATTGATGGTATCAGCAAATACATTAACCTTTCTAATAAGTGTATTGGAACAAGTTATCGTGGCATTACTGCTGACAGAATAATATTTGACAAACTGAAATCTTTAAAGAAAGGCGATGACTACATAGAGAACGGCTTTATGTCAACATCCGCCAATAAGCTTGTAGCAGAGGATTTTGCCGATGGAACAGAGTATAAAGTTATCTTTGAAATCAAAGGTAAAAATGGAGTGGACATATCATCTATATCCGATATGCAGGAAGAAAAAGAAATATTGTTCAACAAATCTTCCAAGTTTAAAATTACAAAAATCAAAGCTGTTGATAAGAAGGTATTCGGCAATTTATATATCTATATGGAGGAAATATAAGATACTATATTTCGCCAAATCAAATAATTTTCTTACCTTTATACATAAATAATACCACTATGATTGGAGCAATAATAGGTGATATTGTAGGTTCTCGCTTTGAATTTAACAATATCAATACTAAAGAATTCGAACTGTTTACTAAAGATTGCAGTTTTACAGATGATACCATTTGTACTATTGCGATTGCTGATGCTATATACCGGAAGATAGACTATAAAGATGTGCTGTTGGAATGGTGCAGGAAATATCCGAACCCCAAAGGCTCTTACGGTGTGTCCTTTGAAAGATGGTGGAGAAGTAATAATCCACAACCATATAACAGTTATGGTAATGGTTCTGCCATGCGTGTTAGTCAAATTGGTTTCTATTATAATTCACTGACAAAGGTTCTTGAAGAAGCGGAGAAAAGCGCAAAAGTAACTCATAATCACAAAGAAGGTATCAAAGGCGCACAAGCTATTGCAGGTTCAATATTCTTATTGCGCACCGGACACACTAAAGGCGATGTAAAAAAATGGTTAGAATCTACATTTGGATATGACTTATCACAAACAGTTGCCTTCATTCGTTCATGCAATAAGTTTGATGAAAGTTGCCAAGTAACTGTACCGCAAGCAATAATCTGCTTTCATGAAAGTAACGGGTTTGAAGATGCGATTCGTAATGCCGTATCAATAGGTGGAGATAGTGATACAATTGCTTGCATTGCTGGAGGATTAGCAGAAGCATTCTACGGAGTACCGGATAATATTTTTGATAAAGCATATACATACCTTGACAAGGACATGAAACGTGTTATCAAGAAGACGTTGAGAACTAAATTTTTAAATCGTGTAATAGAAACATATTGATTATGGATAATTCATTATTAGAAAAAGCACTGCAAATCGCAGTTGATGCGCATATTTATCAAGTTGATAAAACTGGAGCACCTTATATTTTTCATCCTATTCGTGTTTCAAACAGATGTTCTACTGACGAAGAAAGAATTGTTGCTTTGTTGCACGATACGATAGAAGATACCGAAGTTACTGCTGAATATTTACTGATGGAAGGGTTTTCTCGCAATATAGTAGATGCTATACTTTCAGTTACCCGTAATAAAAACGAAAGCTATGAAGATTTCATAAAACGATCCAGGCTTAATCCTATAGGAAGACAGGTTAAATTACATGATTTAGAAGATAACATGGATATAACACGCTTAAATGAACTCACAGAAAAAGATATTTGCAGATTAAACAAATACCTAAAGGCTTATAAATATCTCAAAGAATAATCTCTGATGTACAATTATATTCAGTTTCACGATACGAAGTACCGGATTACTCCCGTGTCGTGCGTTTTTATCTGGTATAATGGTATCTCATAGAAAGCACATA